GATTCGGAAGATAGACAGATAGTGTTTTATCGTTGTATTTCATGTATGGACTGGATTCAAATTGCGAAGGAAATGGGAGAGGGGTATAGTGCAGATGCTGTTAAGCAAAGATACTACAGGCATTTTAATAAAATTAAATAAAGTGTCACCCCATGTCACTGATTAAAATGTTATTATAGTATTATGATAAATGTAATATAACAGTTATAACAATTCTTTCTTGTTTATTTGATAAACACCTCCTTGGTTTGTCGGAGTACGTAAACCGAATCGCATGAACTTGCCATATGCGACAGTTATCTGGGGTAAGGTAACACGGCAAGCAAGGATACTTACACGAGTGGAAGCAGTAGCGGCTTATATGCACTGGGTCGGTTCAAATCCGACAGTATCCTTTGCTCTCTTCCCGGAGCATAATACCCCCTTATTATTTGTACTCCCATTAAAGGCATTCTGTTGGTTCGGCAGGGTGCTTTTTTGTTATTGAAAAATATTAGAAAATGGGTTATAATGGTAAGAAACTTAGGAGGGGTATAGCAATGAATGAATGTATTGAGATGCATGATAGACAAGAAGTAATACAATTGCTTATTGCAGAAATGATTGAAACTGATACAGGGGTAGATGAGTTATGCGGAGATTGTTGTTTTGAACTACGCGATTGTTATACATCAGTTGATGATGAAGAAATAGTATTTTCGGATGTTGCCGGTGAATTGTTTCGGCTTAGCATAGGGTATTTTAAAGAAGAATATGATAAACATTTAAACTAAGCATCCTCCGGGGTGCTTTTTTCATACACAAAACAAACGAATAAGAGGTGGTGAGGCTTGGCAAGAGCACCGGATGAAAGAGTAAATAAGGCTTTTGAATTATATAAATCAGGAATGAAATTAGTTGAGATTGCAAGTCAACTAAACCTTCCTCCAGGAACAGTACGAAGATGGAAAAGCACATATAAATGGGATGGCGAACGTTCGGATAAGAAAAGCGAACGTTCGGATAAGAATAAGCAGAATAACAAAATTGAAACAAAGCCTATTGATGATGGGACAAAGGAAACCATGATGAATGAGAACCTTACCCATGAACAAAGGCTTTTTTGTATATATTACAGTAAGTCATTCAATGCAACGCAAAGCTATCTTAAAGCTTATGGGTGTAGCTATGAAACGGCTAATGTCGAAGGTTCTAGGCATCTAGTAAATCCTAGTATAAGAGAAGAAATAAATAGACTTAAAGAAATTAAGCGTCAGCAAATAGTTGTAGGCGAAGAAGACATGGCTGAATATCATATGCGAATAGCTTTTGCGGATATAGGAGATTATCTCACGTTTGGGAGAGAAGAAGTTCCCGTGATGTCTGCATTTGGACCTGTAAAAGACGATGATGGAAACGAACTAACCAAGGAAATCAATACGGTTAAATTAAAAGAATCGAACGAAGTAGACACCCAACTTATTCAAGAAGTAAAACAAGGAAAAGACGGAGTTTCAATAAAACTTGCAGATAAACAGAAATCTCTTGAATGGTTAGATAAGTACTTTATAATGAATCCGTTTGATAAGCACAGGATTAACTACGACATTAAGAAACAGCAACAAGACACAGAGCGAAGCAAGGCACAAATCAATCTTATCAAAGCGCAAACAGATAAAATTACAGGCAACAACTTAGAGATAGAAGATTTGTCCGAAGTGGACGGTGATATATATGTCGATAACTAAAAAGAAAACTATCCCTTTCAAGTTCGGAGATAAACACAAGAATTATATACGCAAATGTGTTGCAAGTACTTACAATATAGCAGAGGGCGCAGTAAGAGCCGGAAAAACAATAGATAATGTATATGCATTTGCACATGAACTTAAAACCACCACAGACCGGATTCATCTTGCATCTGGTGCCACAGTAGCAAACGCCAAGTTAAATATCGGTGATGCTAACGGATTCGGACTAGAACATATCTTTCGTGGACAATGCCACTGGGGCAAGTATAAAGATAATGATTGCTTGTTTGTAAAAGGCCCATCAACTAAAGGTAAACAAAAAATAGTTATATTTGCTGGAGGTTCAAAGTCAAACAGCTTTCAGAAAATCCGCGGTAATTCATATGGGATGTGGATATCGACAGAGATTAACCAGCATCATGACACTTTTATCAAAGAGGCGTTTAATAGACAGCTTGCCGCTATTAACCGAAAGATATTTTGGGACCTTAACCCGGATAATCCAAACGCACAAATCTATACGGATTACATAGATAAGTATGCAAACCAACACGAAGAGGGCAAATTAATCGGCGGATACAATTACGAACATTTTACTATAGATGATAATGCAACCATACCAGAAGAACGTAAAGCCGAAATAAAGAGCCAATATGACGAAAACAGCATTTGGTATCTAAGAGATATAAAAGGCCTACGCTGTGTGGCAGAGGGACTTATATATAGACAATTTGCAGACGATACGAGTACTAAAGCGTATCGTTTTTTGTTGCGTGAAAAACCAAAAGACATTATGGAAATCAATATCGGTGTTGACTTTGGTGGTTCTGGTTCCGGACATGCATTTGTTGCTACTGCTATTACAAGAGGATTTAACAATGTTATTGTATTAGCGTCCGAAAGGCATTTGAGAAAAGATAGCAGGACCGGAGAAATAGATCCGGATGCACTAGGTGAATTGTTCGTGGATTTCTGTTTGCAAATTATAAATACAT